GGAGGACGGTGGGTTAAAGCGGGTCTAAATGGTTTGAGCTGAGTCGAGCCAGGCAGGACAGGGGCTGCCGCCAAGCAGGAGCACTCGGTGACGAGCTAGACAGTGCCGAAACTGCCGCAAATCAAAAACGCAGGAAAATTAGACAAGGAGCCCGCCTGTAGCGGGCTCTTTGGCATCAGGCGTATAGCTACAGCCAGCCCCCCGCCCAGACGACCCGACCAATAATGTCGAGATCGTTAAGACGGTCCTTGGGGACGATCATGTCCCGATAGGCTTTGTTTTCACTAATGATATGAATAGAGCCATCAAACTGGCGTTGCAGGCGCTTTGCATAGAGGTGGTCATCCAGGCGGATAACATAGACAGCCTCACCCTCAAGCGAACTGCGGCTGTGATCGATCATGACTGTATCACCATCGTTCAGCAGCCCTTCCATCGAATCCCCATCGACTCGGATAGCTGACAGCTTCGCTGGGTCCAGCCCCTGCTTACGCAACGAGTACGCGGTGAAGGCCAGCATTGTCAGCACCTTTGCACCATCGCTCCAGGCGCCGTGTCCGGCGCTACAGCGAGCGTCATAAAGCGGTACATAGGCGTACTTGTCGTCATCGACTTCAGTCTTTGCTGATGTACCACGCAGCTTCGAGCCCTCGCCTGATGCGAGCCATCCAACATCAACCCCTACCGCCTTAGCGATCTCGACGCAGCGCGCCACTTTGGGCTCGCTTTGTCCTGTGAGGTAGTACTCCAGCGTCCTCCGGGGGATAGTCGTTAATCGCGCTAACTCATCGCCACTTCCAGCTATCTCGGCGCATTGTCGAATGCGGTCTGCCAGTCCCTCACTCATTTCGCTTTCTCCATTGAGCTATCCGAAATGCAATCCATGCACAAAACGAAATTTCGCTTTGTCGAAAACCCCTTATAAATCAAGCAAATAGCCAAAACAAACCACCACCAAGCCAAATCTGGAAAGCGAAATGCCATTTTTCGCTTTACCACATAGTTATTAATGGCTATGTTTATGCCCTAGGTGACGTTAGACACCCCAAAAAAACCACCCTCTCCGGTGGTTAGAAATGGACGCTAGGCATGAACAAAACCGAAATCCCAAAAGATCCAACCCAGCGTTGGGAATGGATCAAGTACCAACTCCGCACCAAAGGCACTTCGCTTGCCAGGCTGGCGCGTGAACTCAACGTCTCAGACACAGCAGTAAAAAACGCTAAACGCACCGCTTACCCGCGCATGGAGCGCGCTATTGCTAAGGCACTCGGGCTTAAGCCTATCGACTTATGGCCCGAGCGTTGGAATGCAAACGGCAATCCATTCCGTGCAAGACCAACACGTTCAGAGCAGAACGCTACTTATAGCCAAGAGCATAACCCAGCTTATGACCTTCGGCACCGTAAAACCGGCACGGAGGGTTAGACATGCGTAAACCCAAAGACGACCGCACTCTAGATATTTTCTCGGTCCCCCAGCCAGTTCTGGCTATCCCAGGCAACGGGAATAACGCGGCTCAAGTTAGTGAACTGATCGGCGAGATCCTCAAAGGTTCAGAAATGGACCGTTATGAGGTTGCTGCGCGCATGTCGCGTCTGTCCGGTGACGATGTCAGCAAGTACATGCTCGACTCTTGGTCAAGTCCTGCTCGGGTAGACCACAACATGCCTTTTTATCGGGCACCACTACTTGAGGAAGTTTGCAGCTGTCACATCCTCACCGATTGGCTAGTAGAGCAGCGTGGCGGCCGGGTGGCGTATGGCAGAGACGCCCTCAACGCTGAGCTTGGTCGCCTGGAACGCCTGCGCGATGAGGCTGGGCGTAAAGCTCGCGAGTTGAAGCGCCGCTTGGGTGAAAACCATGCGTAACTGGTACTCAGCCCGTGAGCTGGCTGGCCTGCCAGGCATGCCTGGAACAGAGCGTGCTATTCAAATCAGGGCGAAGCGTGAGCACTGGGAAGGCCAATCGCGACTTGGTAGCAAAGCTGTCGAGTACTCCTTCGCGATGCTGCCGGAGAAAACCCAGGCTGCTCTCATTGCTGCCTCAGTTCCCGCCAGTGCACCAGAAGCCCCGCCCGAAACACATGTGATTCTTTCAGGGTGTGACGCTAAAAAGCGTCACGCTTGAATGATTCGCAGACCTCGGTCATGACGGCACGCCTGTCATTCGTGCGCGAAATAGAGCGCATGAGCAAGGTGGTCAGCCAGAACCGCGCCATCCTCACACTGGTGTCCCTGGCACGAACCGGCGACCTGAACCCCTATCTGGCCGAGCAGGTGGTCCGGGCCAACGACCGCAAAACCGAAGACCGGACACTTTCGGAGCGCACCCTGAAACGGTGGCTGGCGGACTATCGTGCCCATGGGGAAATGGGACTGGCGCCAGCCCGCCGTAAAAAGGATATGAGCGTTCCGTCCTGGGCTGCCGAGTTCCTGAAACATTACCAGCGCCCGCAAAAGCCCAGTGTTGAAGCGGCTTATGAGCAGTTTAAGCAGATCCACTCCGAGGTCCATTCCAGCGTCTGCCCGAGCATTCATGCTGTCCGCCGCTGGCTGAAAAAGCTGTCTCCCGAGGCGCGCGAGCATGGCCGCATGGGGCCACATGAGCTGAAAACCCTACAGGCGTACAACACGCGTAAGGCCGACATGCTCTGGCCCAATGACGTTTGGATCGCGGACGGCCATACCTTTGACGCCGAGGTGATCAACCCTCTTACGGGCCAGATCTTCCGCCCGGAAATCACCACGGTCATTGACTGGGGAACACGTCGCATTGTCGGCTTTTCGGTCAACCTGGCCGAGTCGACGCTGGCGACCCTCGACACTCTGCGTGACGGCGTCAGCCGGTGCGGTATGTACAAACTGTTATACGTCGACAATGGCAGTGGCTTTGACAACGCCGTTGTCTACGAGGTCAACGACCGTCTGGGCGGCACTATTACGCACTCGTTGCCTTACAACTCCCAGGCCCGTGGCGTGATCGAGCGCCCGCACAAAACCATCCTGGTTAGGCTCGCGAAAACCTTCGACAGCTACATCGGCGCCGATATGGACAAGGAGGCCGGAACCAAGGCCCACAAGCTGTCCCGTAAACAGTTGGCGCTGGGTTTGGCACCAACGGTTGTGCCGGAGTTCTCGGTGTTCTTCGCCGACCTGCAATGTGCGCTCGACGACTACAACCGACGCCCACACCGTGGCCTGCCGAAGTTCCGAGACCCACAGACGCTGCGCATGCGTCACCAAAGCCCCATGGAGGCCTGGAAACAGGCCGAGGCCGAAGGCTGGGAGCCATTGCTGGCTGACGCAAGCATCGTTGAAAGCCTGACTCGTCCGCAGGTCCTGCGCATCGCTCGCCGCTGCCAGGTGCAGTGGAATAGCGGCACCTACTTCCTGAAAGAGCTGGACGGCTTCCATGGTGAGGAAGTCCGCGTGGCTTATGACTTCCGCGACTCCAGTCGTGTATGGGTGCATACCCTAGATGGCGAGCTGATCGGTGAAGCGATCCTGGACGGCAATGCCAGCCCAGCTATGCCGGTGACGATGCTTGAGAAAGCCAGTGAGAAACGCGAACGCGGACAGCTATCGCGCCTGGTTAAAAAGGCCAAAACCATCACCGGGCAAGACGTTGAAATGCGCGTCCTTCCCACGCTATCGAGCAACTACGACCTATCTCCTGAACAGCTTGCCGAGGCCCAGCGCTTCGCTCAGCTGGCAGCCCCACAAGCGCCGAGCTTCGAGCTGCCGACCGACCCAACCGCCCGCTATCACTTCTGGCACCAACTCGACGCACGCGCTAGCAACGGCGAACCGCTGACGCCGGAAGAAACGCAATGGCATTCCCGTTATCCGCAAACCCCGGACTTCACGTCGATTCAGCAAATGTTCGCATTCGCCGCGCAAGCCCACGCTTAACCGCAAACCTTTAGGAGTCAGATTATGAGTGTTCCAAAGATTGTTCCCTTGACTAACGTCGGCCTGTTATCCGCCGCAATCGCACGTACCCACGCCCGCCCTGAGGGGTTGCCTGGCTTGGTGGTGATGTATGGAGCCAGCGGCTTGGGTAAAAGCGTAGGCGCGGCCTTCGCCGCTAATCAGCACCGCGCCTATTACGTGGAGTGCCGCGACACTTGGAGCAAAAAGGCTTTCTTACTCGCCATCTTGCGCGAGATGAGTATCCAGCCTGAGCGCACCTTGTCTCAGATGGTCGACCAGATCGCCGAGCAACTATCCCGCAGTGGCCGACCACTGCTGATTGACGACGTGCAGTATCTGCTTGAAAAGGCCGTCGCCAACGTCTTGACCGACATTTATAACGCCAGCCAAGGCACCATTGTGTTGATCGGTGAAGAGCGTGTGCCCGGCAGCCTGGCAAAGCTGGAGCGGCTGCATAACCGTGTATTGGAATGGGTGCCAGCGCAACGCGCCACTCTCGATGATTTGCGCGCTCTGGCCAAAGCCAGCTATCCGAAGCTGCATTTTTCCGATGATCTGCTGGAAGACCTGCGGGTCAAGGTTGGCGGTTGCCTGCGCCGTGTCGCCGTCAATCTGTACAAGGTTTACAGCGAGACTCAGGCCCTGGCCATCGACAGCATCGACCTTGCCGGTTGGGGCTCTCGCGGCTGGTTCACTGGCGATGCGCCAGCGCGGAGGGCCTGAGAAATGCCTAGAGTCAGAGCAGACCTAGTGATGGTAGGCGGAAAGCCTCCACGACAGCATATTTGGGAAGCCATCCGCGCCATTAGCGCCAGCCCTAAAGCGCTGACGACTTACGCCGTTGCGCGCAAGTCGGGGCAAGATGACCAAGCCGTACGTGCCTATTTCCGAGACATGGAAAAAGCCGGAATTGTCAGCAAGGTCCGCACCGTCGACCGCTTCGACGCCGAATGGGAGCTACTTAAAGACGAAGGCGTCGAGGCCCCGCGCATCACCAAAGACGGCAAGGTTTCCAAATATGCAGGAGGTGCCGAGAACGTGTGGCGGGCGTTGCGCATCCTCGGCGAATTCAGTGCCGCCGAGGCAGCAGCGGCAGCCAGCGTCAACGGCGTATCCATCAGCGAATATGGCGCGCAGGTGTATTTGTCGGGGCTGGCAAAGGCTGGCTATCTGACACGTAGCGGCGGCACGGCTGGAAATAAAACCCGCTTCCGCTTGATTCCCTCGCGTTACACAGGCCCAAAGCACCCGATCTATCAGCGTGACTTCAACCAGGTCTATGACCCAAACCTGGACCAAGTGGTTTGGCGTAAAGCAGATCAGCAGGTGACCGAATGAACCAGGTCAACCTTTCTGCTTGGGGTGATGAGGCGCCGTTGTTTGTGCGCCTGCTCGCCGCCGAAGTCGCAGCCACAAGCCAAACCCAAGCAAGTAAGCGTATCGGCATGAGCCGAACAGCAGTAAGCCTGACCCTGGCCAATCGCTATGCATCGCGTAGCACTGCCGGTGTTGAACGCCGTGTCATGGAAACCCTCGGTCGCATTCAGTGTGTGGCTCTGGATGAGGAAGTGAATGCGGAGCAGTGCCAAAGCTATCGCGAAAAACCAGCGCCAACCCATAACCCGCCCGCCATGCAGCGCTGGCGCGCCTGCCAACACTGCCCGATCAACCCCAACTGCTGCACCCAGGAGAACTCCCATGCTCGCCTCCACTAGCCGTACAGCCTTGAAAGTGTTGACCCCAACCTTGGCCGAACGCCTTCGTGTGTTCAATGACGCTGCCCGAGGTTTGCAAGCGCATGGCATCCGTGTGCTTGCCTTCCACCCGACTGACAACCTCCTGGTAATTGTCCCTGAAGACGGCCGGCGAGTACTAAGCATGGCCTCGTGTGGTGGCTACACACGCCGCCCCTCGGCCGGGAGCACCCATTACTCCGTGTTGTTCTGGGGCGTGACCCTGGAGTGGCGCGAACCCATCAGCGCCGCCCGCCCAGAAGGCTGGCAGCGCCCGACTGTCCACTGAGGAATCCAGCAATGACCGCACAACAACAGACCATCCCAGAAGGCTACCGGATGGACGCTCAAAAGCGTTTTGTCCATGAAAGCATGATCAAACCCATCGACCTGGAACGAGACAGCCTGGTCCTTGATCTCGTCGAAAAGGCGCGTGCAGCCCATGACGTGCTGGCGAAGTTCAAGGCCTCCGCGTTCGGCGATATCGAGGCCTTTATCGAACTGAGCGCCGAGCAGTACGGCGCTCAGATTGGCGGCAAGAAAGGCAATGTCAGCCTGATCAGTTTTGATGGGCGCTTCAAGATCCTGCGGGCAGTCCAGGAAAGCATCGCCTTTGACGAACGCTTGCAGGCAGCCAGAGCGCTGATTGACGAATGCCTGCGGGACTGGACGCAGGGGGCTCGCCCTGAGGTGGTCACCCTGGTGAATGACGCCTTTCGCACCGACCAGAAAGGCGATATCCGCACGGCACGCGTGCTGGCCCTGCGCCGCCTGGAAATCACAGATGAGCGCTGGCAGCGCGCCATGCAAGCCATTGGCGATGCCTGCCAGGTGGTGGGCTCCAAGTCCTACATTCGTGTGTATCAGCGCCTCGGTGATACCGACCAATACGAGCCCATCAGCCTTGATATCGCGGGGGTCTGAAGTGGAGCACATCGACATCAAGATTCGCTACAGCACTGGGGCTTATCACGCCTCAACGAAGGGCAAGAAGGTTACCGCCTCGTCAAGCATCAGTGCTGTTTTGGCTGGCTCAGCATTACTAAGAAAAATCTGTCCTGGTGCGAAAGTCGCCGAGGCCAATGCCATCAATCCTGGTCCTACAACGGAGCCTTATGTTCTGCGCTTCTCCTATGTACTGGGTGAGCTTGATCGCCCCTGACTTCCACATCACTTTCCACAAGCAACACTAGGAGCCACCAGCATGGCCAAGATTATCCTCACCCTGGAAGACAGCCGTGATGACGGCGGCAAGCCAACTATCTCTCTTGATCTGACTGGTATGCCTAAAGGTATGAACCCTTCGGCCGCCTGCGTTATTTCAGAAATGCTATGGGGTATGGCCTCTTGCGAGCAGATCCTGGGCGCGCTGCCTGCGCACCGTCGCCAGCCAAGTAACTCCACCATTCACTGAGCGAAACCGTCCCGGCTATTCGGGGCGGTCTGCCAGGCGTGGTTGCCTGGTACTGATGAGCAGCCGAGGACGAAATGGAACAGGCAGATTGGGATGCATTAAAGGAACAGATGGCGAGCCCCTGGGGCTGTATGAAACTCAAGTGTGATGAGTTTGAAATCGACCTAGTACAGATGACTCAACCTACTAAAAAGAGTTGGGAGACAACGATCTACGTTAATGGATATTTGAAGGGGATTTGGTTGGACTGCGACCACAGATCAGGCGAGCCGAAGCACGAAGAGGCTCGCCGCTTTTATCGCAAGGTGACTCGTGCTCTTCATACCAAAAAGGAGATCGAGCTCTACCGGAAAATCTGGGGCAAGCGCAAAGCCGCCGAGGCTGAGGCGGTCAAATTCATTACCTATGACTGGTCTTGGAAAAGCTTCAGTTCCCTCAAAAAACACCTGCTGGCCAACAACACCAGCATCGCCCGCATTTCCGAGAGCTGACGAAATGGACCACAACAAAGCTATAGACAAAATCAAGAAGCTCCTGCGCCTGTCGTCGAGCGATAACCCGCATGAAGCTGCCGCCGCCATGCGCCAGGCTCGGGCCATGATGGAAAAATTCCGTATCGAAGAAGCTGATGTAGCGCTTTCGGACATCTTTGAATCGGCCTCACGCAGCGGCTCTAAGATGAATCCTGTTCGCTGGGAAGCCAATCTGGCTGGCAGCGTAAAACGTGCGTATGCCTGCGAATTGCTGTTCATGGCGGGCTTAGGTGAATGGCGGTTCATTGGTGAGTTTGCCGAGGTGGCCAGCTACACCATGACGCTGCTTCTCCGTCAGATCCGCCAGGCCCGGCGTGACTTCATCGCCGACAAACTCAAGCGCTGCAAGGCCGCAACCAAGACCAAACGGGCGGACGTATTCTGTGATGCCTGGGTCTATCAGGTGCGCAAGCAGGTGATGGCTTTCGCTGGCAATGACACACCATCCAGCGCCGCTTCGGCCTACATGCTCAAGCATCACCCGGATACAACAAAGGCAGACCCGAAGGACCGGAACACCGCAAAGCGGATGAGCAATCGGTCCGTGAGCGATGCCATGCACGGGATTCTCGCAGCGGCTGATGTACAGCTGAATCACGGCGTGAAAGGGCAAGAGCAACAGCGCCTCAACTGAGCGAAACCCTCCCGGCCTCCGGGAAGGTCTGCCAGGCGTGGTTGCCTGGTACTGATGAGCAGCCAACAGATGACAGACGAAACACCCCGACAGCGTAAAGCCCGTCTGGCCCTTGAGCGCAAACGTGCCCAGCGCCTGCGGGACAAGGCCAAGAAACTGGCCATGGGTTCCAGCACGTTCAAGATGGAAACGTACAAAGGCACACTGGCCGAGCTTGAACGTATCCGTATCGCCGGGGAGTTCGACGAAGCGGCGCACGCGCTGACGATGGTCATTCACGGAGCAGCCGAGTTGTCTCGCCGAGATCCGGCGGCATTCAGGGCATTGATTCAAGGGAGAACAAAGTGAGCAGACGAAACCTGGATCTGAGCAAGATTCACATAGCAAAGAAGGACCTAGGGCTTGATGACGAAACCTATCGCGCGCTGCTGGTTCGCGTGGCCGGGGTCAGATCGGCAAAGGACCTAAGCCCGCGTCAAGCAGGCAAGGTGCTGGCCGAGTTTGAGCGGCTGGGCTGGAAGCCTTCCCCCGTCAAGACTGGTCGTAAGGCTCCGGTAGCAGCAGCGGGCAGAGCAAAATTAATCGGTAAGATTGAGGCGTTTCTCAGCGAGGCGAATCGTTCCTGGGCATATGCTGATGGCATGGCCCAGCGTATGTTCAAGGTCGAGCGTGTGGAATGGTTGGACCCTGAACAACTTCGCAAGATGGTTGCAGCATTGGCTTATGACGCCAAACGTCATGGGAGGGCAACGCAATGAATGAAGACATGTTCCCAGATGACATCGACAACCTGGATGCCAAGAAGGTATTGGCTAGTATGAACGACCCTACGGTGCTCTCGCGCTGGGAAGGGTCGTTGCGGGAGATGGTCGAGATTGCCGAGGTGAAATTACTAGCTGAAATGGGACCCGATTCCACGGCTCCCGAACTGGCCCGGCATGTGGTCTTTGCTATCTGCTCGGCCATGGGAGGTAACGTCATCTATCTACCGAGAGGCGATGCACTGAAGCGTGCTATGCGTGATGCTGCTATCTTCCGCGAATGGCTCGATAGCAACACTCCTATTCCTGAGCTGGTGCGTAAGTACGACCTTGCGAACCAAACCATTTATGACATCATCAAAAAACAGCGGGCTCTGCATCGAAAAAACGAGCCTGATCTATTTGGATATGATGAAGGGACGGTCCACTGATGAAACGGAAAGCAGCGGCGCTCGCGATATTACTGGTGATTGGTTCAAGTGTGTATGCGCAGGAATACACCAATTCTTTTATTGCCAATATCTTTGCTGAAAAAGATCAAGAGCGTGGAGCAGCTGCAACCCAGGAAAGAAAAGAACAATTGCTTGAGATGACTAAGCGTGCGGCTCAACAATGCCGTAACAATCTTCCCAAAGGGAAAGAGGCTGAAAATATCGGCAACATGATAGTTATGACTCGCAAAAAACTAGATGAGGCGAACGTCCCGATTACCCATTATGAGCTGCTTGATGTGGTCTATAGCGCTCTTGGCGACGGAAAGAAGAACTGGGATTGTGCGTCTGTTCTAGCCATGTATATGACACTCAGAATTCCTAGCTCGGGAGAGAGCGGACTTACTCATATCGGTGCGTACAAGACAATTCAATCCGGTCGAGACTCTGGCCTTCTGGGACCGAGCTGACTACCAATAATGAATGCTTCCTTAGCCCCGCCACCGAGCGGGGCTTTTTCTTAAACCCCGCTGATACTCAACCATTTCCTAATACGCGCGAAGCTTGAACCGTTCCCTCAACGGCAGGCTTGCACCATGCGTTCAAATCCCGCTCCTCTCAAAGTCTTACGGCCTCAATGGCCGCGCCAACATGCGCAGCTCATTCTTGCGGCTGGGAGTAACAACGCCCGTGCGGTGTTGTGGGCCAAGGTGCCAGCCGACTGGCTGCCCATGGTCCAGGCGCATGTAGCGCAGGGCGAAGAACGCATCCGGCAAGCAGTCAGCCAGCGAGAGAAGTTGCGCCCTGCTGTAAGAACACCCTCTGCACAGACCTTTGCCGAATACCGCGAGCCCGCTCGCGTGATCGGTAATCCCGTTGTGGCCGCGCAACATCTGGCCGCTTTACGGGCATCCATTCATCACTCACCGCGAGCAACCCAATGACTCTTCAACTACCGAAGCGGCGCCCGCGTGCGCCACGTATGACCGACTGGACGCTGATCACCATTGCCTTGCTGTTCTGCCTGGCCATCGTTGCCCCGACCAAGCTGCCGGTTGTCCTCTACAAATGCGGCCTGGTCACCCTGGGCGGCGTCCTGGGCTACTGGATTGACCGAGCATTGTTTCCCTACGCTCGGCCGAACCAGGTCCGCCGCTATGAACGCTCCATGGCCGGTGTCCGTCGTGCCCTGGTCGTGCTGGCTTGTGTACTCGGCCTGACGCTGGGGCTCTGACGATGCGGAAAATCCTTCTATATATAGGTGCTGCATCGCTGGCTGGGCTCACCGCCTGCGCTCCTGCGCATGCCGAGATTCCAGCTCAGGCCGAACGCTACCGCCGTGACCTGACCCGTATCGCCCAGGCCGAGTGGGGCCTGGATGCTCCGGTGGCAACCTTCGCCGCTCAGATCCACCAGGAAAGCCGCTGGCGCTTCGATGCGAAATCTCCGGTCGGTGCGCAAGGCTTGGGCCAAGTGATGCCCTCGACCGCGACCTGGCTCGCCCAGACCTTCCCCAAGGCCCTTGGCAAGGTCGAGCCTTACAACCCGGTTTGGTCGATGCAGGCACTTGTCAGCTATGACCGTTGGCTGGCAAACCGCATTCAGGCCAGCAGCACCTGTGAACAGGCGGCGATGATTCTGTCGTCGTACAACGGCGGGCTGGGCTGGGTCATCCGTGACCGCAAGTTGGCATCGGCAAAGGGCGCCGATCCGCTGACCTGGTTCGATTCAGTCGAGCACCACAACGCTGGTCGCTCGGCTGCCAACTTCCGGGAAAACCGCAATTACCCGCGCTTCATTCTCTGGCACTGGGAGCCCCTGTATGTCGATGCAGGCTGGGGCAAGGGGCTTTGCCGATGAAAAGCCTACTCGGCTTCATCACTCCAGCGACTTGGTATGTGGCCGTCATCGCGGCTGTTGTATTGGGTCTGCACCTCAACTGGCAGGACGGTTACAGCGAAGGCCTTGCGAAAGCACAAGCTGAAGGTCAGACCGCTATTACCAACCTGCGCCTGGAGTATTCCGAAGAACAGCGGCGCATTGCAGACGCGACCAGCGAGACGCTGAAACAGGCGAACGAAAAACTGAGGGCCGAACAAGAGCGAGGCAGCTTGCTTGTCACTCAGTTGGCCGACGCCAAAGAGGCCTTTCGTAAAAACACCGACACACTAAATGGAGAGATTGCTCGTGTTACGACCCTATACCGCCGCACGCTCAAGTCAGCACCTGAGCCGTTGCCTGCTGCTGTGTTCACTGTTGGTTTTGTCCGCGTGTGGAACACCGCCAATGGCATCAGCGCCTCAGTGCCTTCCCAGCAAGCCGCCAGCGGAGCTGCTGCGCCGACCGACGGAACCGGAGCCGCTGACAGCCTCGACTCGGGCGTCACCCAGGCACTTGTCCTGGGCAACCAGGTCCGCAATGGCGAGTTGCACAGCACCTGCCGGGCTCAACTCAACCGCCTAATTGACTGGACCCTCAATGCAAGCAACTGACTTTGCCAGCCTCATGGAGGCGAAGCACAACGAAACGTCTCTGGCGGCACATCTTGCACAGCGTGAAGTATTGACCGGCCCTTCGGCCGATTTCTGCACAGGAGTGGATTGCGACGAGCCAATCCCTGAAAAGCGCCGCGTGGCCTTACCCGGTGTGCAGCTTTGCGCTCAGTGCCAAACACATCGCGAAAAACGGAGACGCTGATGACGACGATTGAAATGCCTGCGTGGCAGTTGGTGGGTATCGCCGTAACCATCCTGACCGCATTTGCTGGGCTGGTGAAAATGATGGTCATGCAGATGGAGCGCCGTCTGGATCAGCGCTTTGCAATAACGGACAAAGACAGCGAGCGGCTGCGGGATTTGGAAATTTCCGTTGAGCGGCTGCGGGGAGACATGCCAGTGCACTACGTGCGCCGGGAGGACTACGTGCGCGGCCAAACCGTGATTGAGGCCAAGCTCGATGCCTTGGCGCTCAAGCTGGAAACCGTCCAACTTAAAGGATTGAATCAATGAACATTGACGCTGCAAAGACGCGCCGGGAGTCCCTGCGCTGGTACATCATCAAGACCCTGGACACCTCACGCCCGATTGATCCGCATGAAGCGGTGGTGCTGGCGACCATTCAGGGTATCTATCCAGACTCCACCACCATTGAACTTCGGCGCGAACTCGACTACCTGGCTGACCGCAGCCTGGTGACGTTGAACAAGCAACCTAACGGCGTGTGGATCTGCGGCTTGACCTACTACGGCGTCGACCTCGCCGAGTACACCATCCCATGCGACCCCGGCATTGCCCGCCCAGAAAAATACTGGAGCTGACCCATGCCACCACGCAGCAAAGTCGCCAGTCTGCCCAAGGAGGTCAAGACCTGGCTCGATAAGGCCCTGGCCGATAACGGTTTCAGCGAGTACGAAACCCTCGCCGCTGAGCTATTGGCACGCGGCTTTTCGATCAGTCGGTCATCGCTCCAGCGGTACGGCCAGGACTTTGAGTCCAAGCTCTCGGCCTTGAAGATGGCGAGCGAGCAGGCGCGCGCCGTGGTTGCTGCTGCACCGGACGAAGAAGGAGCGGTCAACGAGGCCCTTATGCGCTTGGTCCAGGAACACCTGTTCAAGGTACTGATGGCGGGTGCAGACCCCGAAGGGAAAAACAAGTTTGACCTGCCAAAAGTGGCCAAGGCTGTAGCTGAGCTGGGCAAAGCATCGGTGGTCCAGAAGAAGTGGCAAGCCGAGTGGCGAGAAAAAACAGAGGCAGCAGCAGCGCGGGTCGAAAAGATCGCTAAGAAAGGTGGCCTCAACGCCGAAACCGTGGCCGAAATTCGTCGAGAGATTCTGGGGGTTGCATCATGACCGCGCTGCGTCGGGAGACCGTTCCGCATAAGCGCTCACCGCTCGCGGATGTGGTCAGTGTCGGTGAGATCGTCGATGTTCCGTCCGTCCTTCTGGAGTATCAAAAGAAATGGATCGGCATCCGTGCGCCGCTCAAGGTCGCGGAAAAATCCCGGCGTATCGGCCTGACCTGGGCGGAAGCGGCTGACAACGTGCTGGTCGCAGCGTCGGAAAAAAAGGCCGGGGGCCAGACGGTGTATTACCTGGGATACAACCAGGACATGACGGTCGAGTACATCCAGGCATGTGCGCTGTGGGCCAGGGCGTTCAACTACGCTGCGGGGGAAATTGAGGAAGGTATCTGGCCGGACGAAGATCCGGACAAGCACATCAAGACCTACACCATCGTGTTCCCCAGCGGGCACCGGATCGTGGCGCTGACCAGCCGGCCGAGCAACCTTCGTGGTCGTCAGGGCGTGGTCGTCATCGATGAAGCGGCGTTCCACCAGGACTTGGCCGAGCTGCTGAAAGCTGCTCTGGCGCTGCTGATCTGGGGCGGTGAAGTGCATGTCATCAGCACCCATGACGGTACGGAAAACGCCTTCAACGAGCTGATTAACGAGATCCGCTCGGGCAAGCGAAAGGGCATGCTATTTCGCTGTTCCTTCCGGGAAGCCGTGTCTGATGGGCTTTACCAGCGGGTCTGTCTGCGAAAGGGCATTGAGTACAAGGCCGAGGAAGAAGCGGCCTGGGTCCAGGACGTGTACGACTTCTACGGTGATGCTGCCGAGGAAGAGCTTGATTGCGTGCCGTCCCAGGGCGGCGGAGCCTTTCTGAGCTTGGCCCTGGTTGAGCAGCGCAGCAACCGCGAGGTGCCGGTGCTGCGCCTGGCCTATCCGCAGGGCTACGAGACCATCGCTGAACACCTGCGCCTGGCCGAGTCCCTGGAATGGTGCGAAGAACACTTGCTCCCGCTGCTGTCGGCTATTCCATTGGACGTCCAGAGCTTCTATGGCATGGACTTCGGGCGAACCGGCGACCTTTCGGTCATTTGGCCGCTGATCAAGGAGCAGAACCTACGCAAGCGCACACCCTTTGTGGTCGAGCTGCGCAACGTCCCGTTTAAGCAACAGGCGCAGATCAAGTTCTACATTCTTCGGCGCTTGCCCAACTTCCTCAAGGGTGCCGATGATGCCAGGGGCAACGGTTCGCAACTGTCGGAAGACACGGCCGTCGAGTTCGGTTTTAACCGCATCGAACGGGTGATGCTGACGGAGGGCTGGTATCGCGACAACATGCCGCCGTTCAAGGCCGCCCTGGAAGACGACACCTTCTATGACATCCCGGCCGACAAGGACGTGGTCAGCGACGTGCGCGCCTTTCGGATGGTCAAGGGCGTGGCCCGCATCCCGGAAAAGCGCACCAACGAAAAGGGCGAGAAGTCCGGCCCCAAGCGCCATGGCGACGCTGGCATTGCCGCTGTGCTGGCCGACTACGCCTCTCGACAAGAAATCGAGATCATCGAATATCACCGCGTCCGGCCCGCCGCACAGCATGACCGCGAAATCAAGCTAGGCGCTGGCTGGCGTTCTCAGAAAGGCATTTGGTAATGGCTCAGTCCAAGATCGTCGACCAGTACGGTCGCCCCATTCAATACGACAAGCTCACCGAAGAGCTGGCCGCCGCCCGAACCACCGGCATTCGCCAGGTCTGGCACCCGTCGGTGGCCAGCGGCCTCACACCTGGTCGGCTGGCGAACATCTTGCAAGCCGCTGCCGAAGGCTCGGCCCATGCCTACTTGACCCTTGCCGAAGAAATGGAAGAACGCGACCTGCATTACGCTTCGGTGTTAGGCACCCGCAAGCTGGCTGTGTCTGGTTTGTCGGTGCGGATCGAGGCCGCCAGCGATGATGCTGAGGACGTGCGCCGAGCGGACCACCTCAAGGAGGTTGTCGATTCGCCCGAGTTCGGCGAACTGCAAGCCGACCTGACCGATGCCATGGGTAAGGGGTATGCCGTCAGCGAGATCATGTGGGACCGTAGCGGTAAGACCTGGAACCCTTCGCGCTTCGAGCCCCGCGACCAGCGCTTCTTCCAGTTCGACCGCGACACCGGCCGGGAACTGCGCCTGCTCGATGAGGCCGACCCAATCAACGGCGTTGCATTGGCGCCCTACAAGTTTATCGTCCACCTGCCGCGTATTCGCTCCGGGCTGCCGATCCGTGGCGGCTTGGCGCGACTCGCTGCCGTGGGCTACATGTGCAAAGCCTGGACCTGGAAGGACTGGATGGGCTTTGCCGACATCTTCGGTATGCCCATGCGTGTGGGCCGTTACGGACCTGGTGCCAGCAAGGAAGACATTGCCACGCTGATGTCGGCGGTGGCCAACCTGGGCAGCGATGCGGCGGCGGTGATCCCGGACAGCATGCGTATCGACTTCACCCAGGCGGCCAATGTGACGGGTGCAGGGGACTTCTTCAAAGGACTTGCCGAGTGGTGGGACAAGCAAGTCAGCAAGGCTGTAGTCGGTCAAACCATGTCTGCCGATGACGGCTCAAGCATGGCCCAGGCGGTCATTCACAACGAGGTTCGCCTGGATCTGCTGGGCGCCGATGCCAAGGCAGAGTCCAATACTCTGAACCGGTGTTTCGTACGGCCCTGGTGTGATCTGAACTTTGCACCTGGTCGACGTTACCCGCGATTGATAATCGACGTACCGCAGCCGGAAAACACCAAGCTATTGATCGAGGCACTAAAGGAGCTGGTGCCGCTGGGGCTGCGTGTCGAGCAGTCAGTTATCCGGGATAAGCTCAATCTGCCAGCACCCGCCGAGGGCGCCGAGCTGCTGGGCATTCCGGCGCCGGCTCCTACTCCAGTCATGGCACAGGCTACCAACAGCGAGCAGGCACCGGCCCGCCCGGCTGTTCTTCGGGACATTGTTGATAACCAGGTAATGACATTGGAAACGGCAACAGGGGCGCCCATCGACGACATGGTCGAGCAGATCAAGGAATTGCTCGACTCAGTCAGTAGCCTGGAAGAGTTCCGGGATCGCTTGATTGAAGCCTATCCGGCTATGAGCGCCACTCAGTTGGCAGATGCAATTGCGGATGGTTTGACGGCTGCCAGCCTGGCGGGGCGCGATGACATCTTGAGGGGGTTGTAATGGCTGTCTCTCATGGCTCGCTCCCGTTCAATGAGCAGATCGACTATTTCCGTAGCAAGGTCAATCTGCCGACCAGCACCTGGTCCGATGTATATGGCGCCGAGCATGACTATGCCTTTGTTGTGGCCGGTGCTGTAAAGCGGGATCTGCTGGCCGACCTTCGCGGTGCTGTTGAGAAGTCTATTGCCCAGGGCACCACCCTGGAACAGTTCCGCAAGGACTTTGACCAGGTTGTGGGGAAACATGGCTGGCAGTACAACGGCGAGCGTGGCTGGCGTACCAATGTCATTTGGGAAACCAACCTACGCCAGTCGTACAACGCCGGGCGCGAAGAGCAAATGGCCGACCCGGAGCTACGCAAGCGCCGCCCCTATGCAGTCTATCGTCATGGCGATAGCGCCCATCCACGGCCAATGCACCTGTCTTGGAACGGCATCACATTGCCGCTCGATGATCCGTGGTGGGCAACTCACACCCCGCAAAATGGTTGGGGCTGCAAGTGCAAGAAGTTCATGCTGTCGGCAAGGGACGTTGAGCGCCAAGGATTAACGATTGGTCCGGCGCCGGTCACTGAGTGGGAAGACCGCATCATTGGCAAGAACAGTCCCAACGGTCCGCGCACGGTCCGCGTGCCCAAGGGGATCGACCCAGGCTTCGAGCATGCACCAGGCCGCTCCCGCCTGTCGGATGCAGTACCGCAGTTGCGTAGCCGAGATCCCATCACTGCACCAGGTACACCAGCGAAGCCGGAACCAGCGGCCATGCTTCCCAAGAGCAGACCGACAGTGGCACTGCCTGCGCCCAGGGCGATTCCGGCAAAGGCTTTGCTTCCAGCCAAAGTACCTGCGCCGCAAGCTGTGGCTAAGTTCTTGGGTGAGTTTGGGGCCAGTGATGCTGCACCTGCGGTGTTTCGTGATGTGACGGGTGATGCCATGGTCATTGGGCGCGAGATGTTCAGCGATGCCAAAACCAGCGCAATACAGCTGGCCACGCAGATCAAGGCCCGTGAGTTGCCCCTCCTGGCTACCGCCATCAAGACGCCGGACGAAATATGGGCGCACCTGGTGTGGCAACCGGACCAGGGCAAGGCTGTCCTGCGCCGTCGCTACCTGGCGCACTTTGAAATGAAGGGCCAGGCGATGCCAGCCGTTGCCGTGTTCGATTTAGGCGCCGATGGCTGGAACGCCGTCACAGGCTTTGTCGAAGACAGCGAGCAGTACCTGGAGGCCTTGCGCCTTGGGGTTCTGCTTTACCGTCGACCTGAATAGGAGTCCTCATGGCTGGCGCAATGCTTGATGTCAACATCGACGTAGACCTGGTCGGCGAGGCCCTGGAAGAACTGGCCGAACGCATCGGCGACTTGACGACGCCCTTCAACGACATAGCCGAATACCTTCACCAGTCGACCGATGATCGCTTTCGGCAGAAGGTAGCGCCGGATGGTTCGCCCTGGGCGCCGCTGTCGGCTGTCACCCTGGCCAGGAAGAAAGGCCCTGGTATCCTGCGCGAGAAAGGGACACTCCAGGACACGATGCGTCATCAGGCCACCAGCACCGAGCTAGCTTTTGGTACAGATCGTCCCTATGGCGCAGTGCATCAGTTCGGACAGCGCAAAGGTGCCTCGGGCAGTACGGGTAAAGGCAGGCCCATCCCATGGGGAGACATACCGGCGCGGCCCTATCTGGGGTTGTCTGCCGAGGATGAAACGGAAGTCCTGTTGATCATCCACGACTACCTAATGGAGCCGGTGGCGGGCTGACTGCGCAGGATCGCCTAGGCGGCGCGTATTGGGGGTGGCGGTACATCCGTCGCCAGACTATCGCTTTACCAGCGTTAGACATGCGTTAGATTCGGTCAGAGCGCTATTTGCTCCGCGCTCGCGGGACCAGTCCTTACCTTTGCTTTAAATACTGAGCAGATTTCGGGTTCTCCCTAGCCCGCAACACCCGCCTCAAAATCTTAAACCCCGCTGATACTCACTCATTCCGCCAGGCCACACAGACTGGCGGCATGAAAACCCAACTCGCTCTCAATTCAGAAATCTACAGCTCAGTCGAGCTTTCCGAAGGGAAGGCGCCCGACTGGGTTCAACTAATCCCCGCAGGTCCGACAGTCACTGGTCGCGATGGCCGCTCCTGGTTGTTCGACGACATGGCTGCTGGCCTGGTGCAGTCCAGCTTCGCCAGCCGGGCCATTGATCTCCCTATCGACTGGGAACATGCAACGCAGAAGCGGGCATCCGTGGGCAAGGAAGCCCCAGCCGGCGCCTGGATCAAGCAGTTCGAAATCCGTAACGGCGCTCTCTGGGGGCAGGTCGAGTGGACGCCTCGTGGTGCCTCTCAGGTGGAGGCCCGCGAGTACCGCTTTCTTTCTCCCGTCTTCGACTACGAAGTCGACAGCACACGCATCGTGCGAATGGTCAGCGCAGCGTTGACCAACATCCCCAACTTTCTGATGACAGCCCTCAACCAAGAGCAGCAGGAGCACAACCTCGTGAAACCTTCGCCAGAACTTTTGAAACTTCTCGGTTTGCCCGATACGGCAACTGCGGAACAAGTCTTCACCGCTACCACCGCCAAGCTTCAGGCCACCGGCCAAGCTTTGAACACCGAGCAAGCGAACCTGGAGCGATTCGTGCCACGGGCTGATTACAACGCCCTGGAGCAACGCGCCACCAACGCGGAACAGGCGCTCGCCGAACATAAAAAGGCAGAGCACACCAAGGCCGTCGATGCAGTCATTACCTCGGCCACCCAGGCCGGAAAGATCACCCCGGCGACCGTGGACTATCACCGTGCCATGTGCCAGGACGAAGCCGGTCTGGCGCGTTTCAAGGCGTTTGTCGAAGCCGCGCCAGTTGTTGCGGCTGCCACCGATCTGGGCGAGCGCAAGCCCGACAACACCAGCACCGCGCTCAACTCCGAAGAGCAACAGGTCGCCAAGCTGCTGGGCATGAGCGAGGCCGAGTTCATCAAGGGCAAGGCGTAACTCCCTCCCTATATAAAGGAAGCGATTCATGATCATTACTCCAGGCGCCTTGACTGCGTTGTTCACCGCATTCAAGGCCGAATTCCAGAACGCCCAGGCCGCAACACCCACCGATTGGCAGCGTCTGGCAACGGTTGTTCCATCGTCGTCGACCAGCAACACCTATGGTTGGTTGGGGCAGTTCCCAACCTTTCGCGAGTGGATCGGCGATCGTGTTCTCAAGAACATGGCAGCCCATAGCTATTCGATCACCAACAAAAAGTTCGAATCCTCTGTCGCGGTTCCTCGCGACGCTATCGAAGATGACGAAGTCGGTGTTTACAAGCCGCTGTTTGCTGAAATGGGCCGGGCCTCGGCGGCGCACCCTGACGAGTTGGTGTTCGCACTGTTGAAAGCGGGCCTCACCACCACTTGCTATGACGGCCAGTATTTCTTCGACATCGATCACCCGGTGTTCCCTTCGACCGATGGCACCGGCACTGCGGTGTCCGTGAGCAACTATCAGGACGGTGAAGGTCCTGCCTGGTATTTGCTCGATGTCAGTCGAGCGATCAAACCCATCATCTTTCAGGACCGCCGTAAGTACGCGCTGAAAGCCATGACCGACATGAACGACGAAACCGTCTTCATGCGCGACGAGTATCGCTACGGCGTTGATGCTCGCGTGAACGTCGGGTTCGGCTTCTGGCAGTTCGCCTACTGTTCGAAAGCGCCGCTTACCCCGGACAACTACGCGCTGGCCCGCGCTGCCATGAAGGACTTCAAGGCAGATGGCGGTCGTCCACTCGGGGTTAATCCCGGCCTCCTGGTCGTGCCATCTCGACTGGAAGGCGCAGCCCGAAAAATCGTCGTCAAAGACGCGAACGCCGGTAACGAATGGGCAGGCACGGCCGAAGTTCTCGCGCCGAGCTGGCTCGGATAAGGGGGGGCGTTATGGCTATCGTCATCACTGCAAAGCGCGACGGCTTCCGCCGTTGCGGCATTGCACACCCCCGTAAGCCGACCTCCTACCCGGACGACTTCTTCACGGAAGAGCAGTGGCAGGCTCTGGATAAAGAGCCGCAGTTGATCCTCGCCTATGTGGAGGATGAATTCGACCAGGTGAAGGACGGACACAATGAAATTCTCCAGGAAGTCGATGTATCGAAAGCGTCCGGCGCCGCACAAAACGCCCAGTCGCAGACGCTCGAAGCAATCGCTACGGCTCTGGGTAATGGAGTGGTTCTGCCCATTACCCCGGTCACTGGCAGCGGAGAGCCTGGACCTGACGGTTCGGGATCTGGGCCAACCCCACCTGTGATTGAACCGTCCTATGACCAATCGAGCGGGGCCGGTATCGACTTCGATGCTCTCTGGGAGGACGCACTCCAGGAAGATCAGGCGCGTGAAGCGGCCAAGGCGGAAACGCTGAAGCCTCACACGAAACCCAGAAAGACCAAGCCCGAAAAGACCGAGGGCGAAGGTAAATGAACCTCTCACTGCCGTCCGCCGCTCAACTCCTGGTGCGCTTCGGTTCTCGCGACATTACCGAAGTCGCGTGCCCTGATGACAAGCGCGTCATCGAACCAGAACTGCTGGCGGCGGCTGCGAGTGGTCAGCCCATGGACGACTGGCCTGCCGAGGATGTGGCAATCGCGGTTGATGCGTTGGCCAGGATCGCCGACGCCGTCACTCGGGCGCGCAGTGAAGTTTCGTTTTACCTGCGGTTCCGGCCGGCCGGAGAAGATGCCCCCGAATGGGTGGCCGATGACCTGGCCGAGATTGCTCGTTATCACCTGTACGACGATGCGGGCAAGGAAGAGTCGACCGTGCGCGTGCTGTACAAGGACGTCATCAAGCGCCTGGAAACCCTGGCCAGGGAAGACAAGGAGCGTGGTGCCTCGGACGGTGGGCAGTCTGGTTTCCAGATATCCCAGCAGCCCCGGCTCATGAGCCGCAGCACCTTGAGGAACTTGTGATGCTGGGCGAACTGGAGGACTTGATCGAGGCGCGGCTCAAGGAGCTGAACAGCAAGCTGCCGCGCCTGGTGGTGAGCAGCTACGGCGGCGAATTGAGCGACCCTGATTTGTTGTCCGGTTTGCTCAAGCGTTGCCCAGCCATCTTGCTGATGGTGCCCAAGGCGACATTCATCCGTAAAACCAACACCCGCTATTCGGTGCCGATCACCTTCCGCCTGATCATTGCTACCCGTCACCCTCGGGGCGAAAGGGAAACCCGGCGCGGCACGACAGATAAGGACATCGGTAGTTATGCGCTGTGGGAGGCCTGCATGCACCAGCTCGTGGACTACCAGCCCTGGACAGGTCGCGCCGCCATCAAGCCGACCGAGCTTTCCAACCTGGTCAACGGCAAGTTGGCCAGCGACCACCTTTCCGTCCTGGGGCAATCGTTCGTTATCGAGCTGGACTGGGAGAAGCCGAAAGAGGCGCTGCCGGAATTCCTGGGTATTGACTTGAACTACCACTCCCCGTCGGACAACCCCAACCCGGTGGCCACCGACCTAATCGAATTGAGGGACGTGTAATGCACGTTATCGCCGCACCTGGTCAACAGGTGCCAATGGAAGGAGATCCATATCAGTACATCGGCGACAAGCTCGACGAGGCTGTCGATGTACCGGATACCTCCTATTACCGCCGTCGCTTGGCGGCGGGTGAACTGCTGGCTGCGAAGAAACCGCGCAGTGCCAAACAACCCGCACAGGAAGCCGCTGAATGAGCATTTCCTTTGACACCATCCCCGCGTCGATTCGCAAACCCGGCGTGTACGTGGAGTTCAACACCAGCCTGGCGGTACGGACACTGCCGACCAACAAGCAAAGCGTCTGCCTGATCGTTCCCCTCGGTGCTGGGGCGACAGTTGGGGCCAACGAGCCGACACCGATCTATAGCGCGGCCGAGGCTAAAGCGCTGTTCGGTGGAACGGTTGCCGAGGAAATGGCCGAGGCGTTTATCACGGCTTATCGTTATGCCAGCCTTTCGGCCGTGGGTGTGGCTGCCGTCGAGGGCGAGGGTGAACCTGACATCAAGGTAGCCCTAGATGCAACCGCCCTGGGCGGCTTCACTATCTTGGTGCCTGCCTGGTACAGCCAGACCGCGCTCACTGCGCTGCGTACGCACATCCAGCTCTATACCAACTCAATGGAGCAGCAAAGCATCATCGGCGTTGCGGCGCTGACCAGCACCTTGTCTGCGGCCACTACCTTGGCTACGTCGTTGAACTCTGGCGCTATCAGCCTGGCCGTGCTGCCTGGTACGCCATCGACTGCGCGCCAGGTTGCCGCTGCCTACGCCGCGATGATCGCATCGGAAGAAGACCCAGCCCGGCCACTGAACACCCTCGTACTGACAGGCATCAAGGTGCCGCCAGTCACTCAGCGCCTTGGCCGTACCGAGCAGGAAACCGCCCTGGCCAACGGCGTCACACCACTGGAGGTTGCGGCCGGTGATGTGATTCAGATTGTCCGCGCCGTGACCACCTACACCAAGTCTGCGGCGGGTGCCACGGATGTGTCGCTGCTGGACCTGACCACTATCCGCACCCTGTATTACGTGCGTATGGCCTGCCGTGACCGTATCCGCTTGCGCTTCCCGCGCTCCAAGCTCTCCAAGAAAACCCCAGAGGCTGTGCGGGGTGAGCTGCTGGACGTGCTGCTCAAGCTGGAAGAGCTGGAGATCGTCGAAGAAGTCGAAGCCAACGCGGCCAGCCTGGTGGTCGAGCGTTCGCCCCAGGACGTAAACCGCCTCAACTCCGCTATCCCCGCTGACGTCGTCAACGGCCTACATGTATTCGCCGGTCGTATCGACCTGCTCCTGTAATAAGAGGTGACTTTAGATGGCTGATAACTATGTGGGACTGATCGTCCTGGAGATCAACGGCACCGACTATGAGGTCTCCAGCGTCGAGCCAAGCCTCAAGACCGGGCGCACAGTTGTGAAGACCATGAACCGCACGGGTCGAGCGACCGGTACGGCCAAGGGTATTGAAGAGCACGAACTGAAAATTTCCGTGCCTATCCCGAAAACTGGCGAGCCGGACTGGCGCGCCTTGCTGGACGCCAAGCTGACCATCTATCCCCAAGATGGCGGCAGTAAGCGCCAGACCTGGACCGGCTGCGCGCTGATGGAGATGGGCAGCAAGTACCAGCATGAGGGCGAAGCCACCCGCGACCTGACCATCGCCGCACTGAACTACTACACGGAGTAACGCAATGACTGAGCAAGCGAACAAGCAGTGGGACGGCCTGACCATTACTGGCGAGCTGCGTATCGGCGTTTATTACGCTGGCCTACGGCACAAGCGCTTCACCCTGCGTGTCGGCATGGCGGGCGATCTGGTAGCAGCGCAAGAGCTGCATCCTGACGGTCCCTTTCAGTTGACCACCCTCGAAGTGTATCGCCGCCAGTTGCTGTCCTTGGGTGACATCCCGACCGAAGCACTGACCGTCGAGCTGTTGCGCGAGCAACTCGCCGAAACCGACTTGGCAATCATCGCCAACGCGGATGCTGATCTGGAAAAAAAGCTCGCGCCGCCGAGCGCGGCAACGCCGACTGGCGCCGAATCGAGCACACCCTTGTCCGACACGGCTACCGGCTCGACGAACTCCGCCGCATGACCAGGGCGGAAATCGACACCCGTATCGATCTGATCATCGGCAAGGTCAAGAAAACACGCTATGTCAGCAAGCGCCAGCGCAAGCCACTGCCGAAACCACGATAAGACCAGGCTCGATTCCGGGCCTTTCTTGTCTCTGTAAGACCCTTTCGGGAGCATCCAATGAGTTCTGATCTGCGCGTAGCGCTTCGTTTCCAGGCCCATGCAGGCAACAGTCGACGCGAGATCGAGCAGATCAATCGCGACCTTCGCAAAGCAGGCAAGGAAGGCGCCAAGTCCCTGGCGGATGAAAGCTGGAAAGCCTCCACTGCAATAACCAACGTCGGCCGCGTGGGAGCCAACAGCTATAAAACCATCCGTAGTGCGATGCGTGAAACTTCGGGGGCTGGTTCCGGCACGCGGATCGAAGTCAGCAAGACTTCGGCCGAACTCAAACAGATGGCTGCTGCCGCCCGTAAGGCTGCCCGTGATGCCAAGACCGAACTGGTGAGCGCTGACCGCCAGGGCGTGCAGCCGCTGCGTCAGAGCGTTGAGCGAACCGAGTCATCCTTTCGGCGCCTGGCGCAAAACGGTGGACGTAGTCTTCGCGCCTTGAAGACGATTGCTGCGGGTGCCCGTCAGGAGTTTGATCGCCTGAAGGGTTTGGGGGGCAGTATGCAGGGACAGCTTGCTGGGTTGGGCGTTGGACTTGGGGTTGTGTCAGGTGTGACATCAAGTGCAAAACTGGACCGTCAGCTTATACGTACTCAACAGACTGCGGGAATGTCAGCTGAAGAGCGTGAAGAGTGGCGTGGGGAACAATGGCGATTGGCAAAAACCTACGGTATTGAGCGTGAGCAAGTTCAAACGGGCTTTGATACCTTAATCGCAAGTGGCTTGTCCTACGATAAAGCGAAGGTAAGTTCTGAGGCCATCGCTCAAGCTACCGCAGTTACCGGGGCTGACTCCGGGGTCTTGGCTAAAGCACTTATTACTGGGTCAAGTGCTTTTGATATCGATCTCTCCAAGCCCAACGCCGCTGTAGATATCTTACAAAAGATGATTGTAGCTGGCCGTCTGGGGAACGCTGAACTTGAGAACCTTTCAAGTATTTTTCCTAAGGTGGGGCAAGACGCCAAGTCTGCGGGCATGTCTATGGCTCAGTCTCTTTCGTTTGTTGAGACGTTATCTCTTATTGAACTTGAACCTGATCGTTTGGGTACGTTGGCACAGTCAACCTTGCGTGCATTCAATAACGGTACTTACCGTGAGAGCGTTACAAAGAATACTGGAGTCGAGTTCTTCAACAAGGATAAGTCTGTAAGGAATACTCAAGATGTATTTCTTGATCTCCAACATAAGTATAAGTCGCTTAAGAACGATAAAGATCGCGCTCGTTTCATGAGTGTAGTGTTTGGCAAGATGGACCAGGACACGCAAAAAGGAGTTAAAGCATTCTTGACTGGGGATCGGCTGGAGAATTTTGCAAAAAGCACTGGTGACATCAATAACGCCAAGGGCGTTATTGAAAAGGACTTGGCCGACAACATGAACAGTTCGACTGCTGTTGGTTCTCGAATGAAGGCCACCTTAGGTGAGGCCGTAGATCGCATGGCGAAACCTTTAAACAAGAGTTTCGCTGACATGGGTAGTTACCTGCTCGATGACTTGAACTTGTCCGGTGAACAGATGTTGCTCGGTGGCGCCGCCCTGGGTGTCGGTGGTTACTACGCCGGACGTGGTGCCAAAGCTGGGGCCGGTGCGCTGTTCAACAAGCTCACGGGCGGGCCTGAAACCCTCAAAAACATTGCGGTCGGTAAAGTCCTGGAGGAAGCGACAGGCGTTACTTCTGTCTTCGTCACCAACTGGCCGAGCGGCATGCTCGGCGGCGTACCGGATCTGCCTGGCGCGCCATCTTCCGGTAAGGGCAAGCCGGGCGGTTTTCTCGCGCCATGGTTGGCACCTGTGGCCTTAGGTGCAAGTGCCACGCAGATTGGCGGGGCAAGTGCGACCGCCACAGACGAAGGGCGCCTGGATGCTGCCCAGCGCAGCAAGCTGCTCAACGATGACCAACGCACCTACCAGACCGCCTTTTACCGCAATCGTATAGACCTGGCCGGACAGAACCCCGGCCAATCATCTGACTGGCTGTCGTCTCAGGCCCAGCGCCTGGCACACCAGCAAACCGGCTTAACGGCATCGGGCTTGCCGGTCGATGGTGCCAATCAGTGGGCCGCTGGGGTCGCGAATCGCGCCGTAACCGCCGGGGTTGAAACGCCTGCTGCCGAGGCCCGCCTCCGACGCCTTCTGGATCAACCCCTGGTCATCGAGCTGCGCACAGACTCACACATGATCCAGGCCGAGGTCGAGCGCAGAGCAGACATTCAGATGAGGCGCGGCGGATGAGCTGGTCAGAAACCTTGCTGGATGCCTCCTTTCGAGGTGTTCCGCTCCTGGTCGTTGACGAAAGCCTTCAATGGCAGCGGGCACTGTCCGAGCATGGAACACCATTTAAGGATGGTGACAGCGTGGTCGACCTGGGACGGGGGCCTCGTCGCGTACCGATGCAGCTCATCGTTTACGGCAATAACTACGAGATTGAGCTACAGAACCTTCTTCTGGCGCTGGGGCAGCGTGGTCCTGGTGAGCTGATCCATCCGATTTACGGCAGCATGAGTGTCGTCTCGCAAAACGTCGATGTTAAACACGTTGCAGACCGCCCCGACGCTGCAATGGTTAGTCTGCTGTTTGTCGAAGACACCCCCGACTTACCGTTTTTTGCCCGGCAGTTTGAGTTCGTCGATATCGGTGTGCTTGAACAAGAGGACCAGTATCGCTGGCAGGACGGCATCTTCGATTTGTTCGGCCGCGTCGATTCCCTGGTCGCGGAGATCCAGTCGTGGATCGGTGGCGGTTGGGGCGGGCTGATCGAGAAAGCACTGGGCTTGCCAGGTATCTTCCTGCGCGTGCAGCAACTGCGGTCACAAATCCTTGGTGTTGTGTCCGGTGTTGCGTCCATGGCCAAGCGTTCCTCGGCGACATTCGACCCTCTAACTGAACTGTTCCGCACGCCGACGCAGATCCGTGGTTCTATCAGTGACAGCACACCCACCACGTCGACGGCACTGCTTGCCCGAAGTGGCGTTCCGGCGACCATGCCAGGCGCTGACACTTTGACCACAGATGCTGCGCAGGCTGCCAATGCGTTCTTGATCAGTGCCCGCCAAGGTGTTGCCCCGGATGCGAGCGGGCTGCCCGACGGTATGCCTGACGATCCGGTCGAAGCCAGCGCGTTTGCACTCGTTGTCCTGGTTGTCACGGAGCTTGCCGCAGCCCACGCGCTGGCGGTGGCCAGCGTGATCGAGGATGAGGCCAGCACGCCGACCTTGAGTCCTCTGGAGCTGGAGGGTCTGGTTAACCTGGTGCGTTCCCTGGTCCAGGGCGCAATCATGCTCCAGCGTCGACTGTACGAGGTGGAAACTTCCCGACCAGTCATCGAGGCCCTGCGCAACACCGCCGCACTGATCCAGGCCCGAGCCCGGCAGGTGATTTTGCAGAGCCCGCCGATGGTCGAGCGCGTGGTAGAGACTCCGGCCAGCCTGCGTCTGTTGGCCCATCGTTGGTACGGTGACCATGCCCGCGCTATTGAGCTGATCAGGCTTAACCCTGACCTGAACACCCCTCACAACATCCCAGCCGGGAAGGTGCTGCGTGCTTATGCTGAATGATCCTGTTCCATCTATCCGGCTGTCTATTGGTGGTCTGTTCCATGAAGCCTGGGACGGCTGGTCGGTTGAGTCCGATCTGTTGACCCCGGCCGATGCCTTCGAGTTGGAGCTGCACACCAAGAACTCCACGCGCTTGCCTGACGTGATCAAAGAAGGCGCGCCCTGTTCGTTAACGTTGGACGGAGACCGCGTGTTGACCGGGCAGATTGACGAGTTTGAGCACGATATCTCGCGCCAGGGTATCAACATGCGCATCAATGGCCGCGACCGTGCAGCCCCCCTGGTCGATTGCTCGGCACCTTTCGTGTCAATGCGCGAAGCGTCCCTGGCCCAGATTCTTGATCAGGTGGTAAAGCCCTTGGGCACGTACCAGGTCGAGATCCGCGCCGACCAGGCCAAGACCCGGCGGCGCATCCAGATCGAACCTGGACAGACAGCTTGGGAGGCATTGCTCCAGGTCGCCGAGGCTAACGGCTTGTGGCCATGGGTCGAGCCGGACGGGCGTCTGATCATCGGCGGGCCGGACTACAACGCACCGCCCGTGGGCACCCTGATCCTGCGCGAAGATGGCGTGGGCAACAACGTCCAGCGTCTGAGCGTTCGACGCTCGATAGCCAACCGCTATAGCCAGATAACCGTCCTCGGGCAGCACGGCCAGTACGATAATGATGGCCTGGATACCAAGCGTTCCCACCTGCGTTCGGTCATTCAAGACGAGACGCTGTCACGTCGCGGGATCTTCCGGCCCAAGGTCGTTATCGATAGCTCCAGCGAGAACCAGGACATGGCCACCACTCGCGCACGAAAGCTGCTGGCCGACAGTCGCCTGGAGGGTTTCGAGATCCGCGCCATCGTCAAAGGGCACCGCGCCGATAGCGGCCAGGTCTGGAGCCCTGGTCAGCGTGTCATCGTCCGTAGTGAACCCCATGGGCTGGATGCCACCTACTTTCTGATGTCTCGCACCCTGCGTCTGTCTCGTGGCGAGGGGGCTATCACCGAGCTGCGCCTGCGTGAAGACAAGATGTGGGTGCTTGACGGGAACAAGCTCAAGAAGCGCAAGGGCAAGTCTGGTTCAGACGCTGCCTTTATCGAAATGATCAAGGCTCTCTGATGAGCAGCCTACCGCGCCTGGTGCGCGAGCAAGTCGCCCGAGTCATGAGCAATGTTCGCCAGGCCTTCCGTGCCGTTGCAGCCAGGAACACTCACGGAACCTTGATCGGTGTCGAAATGGAGGGGTTGTCGGGCGAGTCAGTTTCAGGCGAGCTGTTCCAGCACTACGGATTCAGCTCGGCGCCGCTTCCCGGTGCCGAGTACCTGGTTGTTCCCGTGGGTGGCAATAGCAAGCACGCCGTGGTCGTGGCCAGTGAAGACGGGCGTTATCGCCTCACACTCCAGGACGGCGAAGTATCGCTGTACACCGATGAAGGCGATTGCATTCACATGAAACGCGGTCGGTTGATTGAGGTCGTGACCGATGACCTGGTGTTCAAGGTCAAGAATAAGGTGCGCTTTGAAACGCCCCTAGTTGAGATGACCGGCGACCAGCATGTCGACGGCAGCATCAAGGCTGATGCTGAGATCGCCGACCATACGCGGACAATGCAGGCAGATCGTGATCTCTACAACGCTCACAAACACGGTGGTGGGCCTACTCCAGCACCACAGCAATAGGCTGTGATAACGTCATCGACTTTATCAAGGGAGATTCGAAATGCCGAAGACTGTTACGCAAGTCAACCCGTGCTCTGGATGGTACTACTTGGCAGCGCAACCAAGCGGAGAGCCACTTGTATATCACGTTGCGGCTTGGGGGCTGCTTTCAAGCGGAGAGGTAGTGGGCTTAGTACCGGTCCATGGTGGTAACAGAGGGCCAAATTACCCGACACTTGTACCTGTGCCGGAGATTGGTGGTTCCTACGTTCCAGAAGTTAAGCTCACCCCCGAACAGCGGGCGCTTGCCGGGTTCACCAACTGAGGTTGTTCGGCGTTGATAGGTCGCTTCTGTTAGGCGGCCTTTCAAAACCTTAAGCGGCCCTGAAATACACTTTCCTTATGTAACCCTGCACCATGTCCCTCATGGACGCAGGCATAAACCCAATCACTGGCGACTTGACGGGCCAGCGTATCAATACGCTGGCGAACGCCGTTTACATTCGCCTCATGACCCCCTTCGGCACCTGGTGGAAAGACCCGGCCCTGGGCTCACGCCTGCATGAACTTCGCCGCGAAAAGGATCTGTCCCGAGTGGGCATCCTGGCCAAGCAGTACGCCGAGCAAGCCCTCAAGCCGCTGCTTGATGACGGCCGCGCCAGAAAGATCACCATCACCACCGAGCAGCCACACAACGGCAGGCTCGACCTGCAAATCGACATCATCGACGCCACCGGCAATCCGCAAGTGTTTCGCCAACCTGTAAGAGTGATCTGATATGGCCTTTTCTGCGCCTGCCCTGGAAAGCATTCTCGCCGCGATCTTGCGCGACATTCGCAACCTTCAGCCCGAGGCTGATATCGGCACGGACAGTGACAACTATGTGCGCTCTGCTGCCGTTGCTGCGGCTATCGAGGGCCTGTATCAGAAGCTTGCATGGGTGTATCGCCAGATCTTCCCAGACACCGCAGACGAAGAGGAGTTGGTGCATGCGGCTGCCATTCGGGGAGTGCTGCGCAAGGGCGCTGTAGCGGCGACAGGGACCGTCGCGCTGAAAGGTGCTACAGGGGTTGAGTTGTTGCCGGGTGCCACACTCACTCATGTTGTTACCGGTGAGAAGTTCGACGCACTAGCTAGCGCGACAATTGGCACCGATGGCACTGCAACCGTTCTTGTCCGTGCGCAGACTGTCGGCGCCCAACTCAACAAGCTGACTGGTGGCCTTGTACTCACCAGCCCGCCGTTGGGCATGGATTCGGCTGCCAGCTTCATTGGTGAGACTGCCGGTGGTGAGGACCAGGAAAGGACGGAGTCATTGCTTGCTCGGCTCCTCGGCCTCATACAGTCGCCGCCCGCTGGTGGCACGGCCTATGACTTCAAGCGCTGGGCCAGAAGCGTGGACGGTGTGGCAGATGCGTTGGTACTGCCCATGCGGCGTGGCGCGGGTACTGTCGACGTTGTGATCACCGCCAGCACCGGCATCCCATCGACCGAAGTCATAGCCAACTGCAAAGAGTTCATCATGGGCGAATGCTCGGTGATTGCAGATGTGTGGGTTTATGCCCCAGTTGTCCGCACAGTCGATTCCAGCGCTCTTGTAGAGCTGGCGGACGGTTACAAGCTTGCTGACGTGCAAGCCGCCGCGCAGATCGCCTACAACACCTTGCTTGGAGCGCTCAAGCCTCGCGAGATGCTCAAGCGCTCACAGATTGAGGCCATGCTCAACAATCTGGCCGGGGTTACAGATCGCTCAGTTACGGCTCCGGCCGGAAACGTCAAAGCCTCTGATGACGCTGGCCTGATCGGCTGGATTCGTCCCGGAGCCATCACGTTGGGGCTGATGGAATGACGAGTCTTGCCGACCAGCTTCGGCTGCTGCTCCCACCCGTCTCCTATGACGGCTCGGCGCCTCGCCTGTCTGCCTCGATTGAGGCAGAGGCCAACGCACTGACACTTTCTGATGCTCAAGCCGAGGCGACTTACAGCGCTATTTTTGCCGACTCTGGAGTGGGTCTGACAGATTGGGAGCGCGTCCTTGCGCTACCTGATCCTTGCCTTGTTGGTGTACCGCAATCGGTTCGCCAGCGTGTGCAGGCGGTTGTCAGCAAGCTGCAAGGTCGTGGCGGTCAGAGCCGGTCATTTTTTATCGGCCTGGCCAAGTCCTTGGGCTACGACATAACAATCGACACCTTTCGTCCAGCTCGGGCAGGCATAGCGCGAGCTGGCGACCCAATCAACGGCGGCGACTGGGCGTTCACATGGCGCGTTAACGCGCCAGCAGTGACGGTAAGCCGGGCCGTTGCAGGAATTACCGGAGCTGGCGACCCGCTGGCGTCCTGGGGAAACAAGTCCCTTGAGTGCAGGCTCAGTCAAATGAAGCCCGCAGAATCCATTCTGCTGTTCGGTTACGGAGACAACTAATGCAAAAGATCGGTGCAAGTACCGCATCGGCAAACGCCGCTGGTGAGTTCACCGAGGGCAACCCCGGTGCGGGTATCGATGCGACGCTGCTTAAAGCCGCTTGGCTGAACGCAATACAGCGGGAGTTGGTTCATCTCGTAGAAGGTGCGGGCCTGACTCTGGACTCTGCTGATGACTCTCAGATCCTCAAGGCCATTCAGGCGATCCAGGTCAATGCAAATACATGGTTAAAGCTCGGTGGCAAACCGACCACTATTGCAGGATTCGGCATTACTGATGCTTTCACAAAAGCCGAGACCGAGTCAGCGATTCAGCAAAGAATCGCTGACTTGGTCGACTCGTCTCCTGAAGCGCTCAACACGCTCAATGAGCTGGCTGAAGCCCTCGGCAATGACCCAAACTTCGCAACGACAATGACCAATGCGCTTGCGAGCAAAGCGGACAGGGCGAGCAATCTCGCTGGGTATGGCATTAGCGATGCATACACGAAAGGCGAGATGGATGCTGCGCTTGGTGGAAAAGCGGGAAAGGCAACGACTTTAGCTGGATATGGGATCACCGACGCCTATACAAAACTCGAAGTTGACGGTCTGCTCGCTACTGGTGGTATCGCGGGTTCTTCCTCTGATTTGAGGGTCTGGGCAACTGGGACAGGGACCATCATTGGGTTAACCGCAAATGCGGTCTGCGTGAAGAACGCGGCGGGGCAGCAACGGATCTTAAATAGTGTTTCGTTGAGCTGCGATCTAGGGGTAAGTGGAGCAGGAGGACTGGATACAGGCCTTTTGAAGGCTGACTCTTCCTACAACATTTGGGTCATCTGGAATGGTTCAAATGGGGAGCGGGCGCTGTTGGCGTCTCTAAGTCCTACCGACCCTGTTATGCCTGCTGGATTTGCTTTCAAGGCCATTGTGAGCTGGGTTCCTGTCAACTCAGGCAAGCTACCGTTGAGCTTTTTTCAGCGCGGGCGGTCGTGGCGCTATAAACCGGCGTCGGGTTCCAGTCTGCTGGCAATGCCAGTCCTGGTGACGGGTGTTGGTGGCGATCCGTCATCGGGGGCGTGGGCGGTGGCTGGGGTGGGTTCTCTCGTCTCCCCATACGCTGGGCAAATCATCGTTGTCATGAGCATCACGCTTGCCACATCCGCCGCAATGGTTGTTGCGCCGAATCCGTCCTATGGCGGCTACAGCTCTCCGACTAACCCGGCGCCTGTTGGGCTATCAAGTTCTAATTTTCTGACGTCACCGACACCCGCAACGCTCGTGCTTGAGGACTCCAAGATTTATTGGGCCTGCAATGCGAGTTCAGGCCGCATTTTCGTCCATGGATTCGAGATGACCCTATGAGCTATGCAATACGCAACGACATGAAGGGCTGCCGTGCAATCAATCACCCTGATGACATCGCCGCCGACGAGCACTATTCGGTATCTCCGCTTCCTTCTCCTGAGCCGTCCTTAGAAGAGTTGATAGAAGCGGCAATAAACTTACGCAATGGGCTTCTTGCAGCCGCAGCAACACGAATAGGTCCGCTACAAGATGCTGTAGAGATGGGTATCGCAACCAGTGATGAGGTCGAAGCTCTGGCGCAGTGGAGGCAGTACCGCATAGTTTTAAGCCGTGTCGACAAGCGGGAAGGATTCCCCCGCGAGATCAATTGGCCGGTAGTGCCGGCCTGA